GCAAACGTGTTTCAAGCGGTCAATCTTTTGCAAATGATGGCGATGAACTTAATCCAGAAGGGGCAGAGGCGCCAATGAAAATCAGGGGCTTAAAGGCTCATCCGCCCTTGCATCAAAAATGTGACTGTTTCCTAAGTATTTAAAAATAAAGGATAATATGGGAATTGAACAATACAGAAAGTGTAAAAAATGCGAAATTACAAAGATTCTTTCTGATTTTGTAAATTCAAAAGGCTGCAAACTTGGTAAGTCCTGGATTTGTCTTGATTGTTCACATAAAAAGCACAAACTGTATGAAAAAAATAATAGAGAATCGGCAAATAAAAGATGTAAAAAACATAGAAAATTAAATAGAGATACAATAAATGAAAGGCGGAAAGAATTAAGATTAAATAATATCGAAGAAATAAGAAAAAAAGATAGAGAATATTATCAAGCCAATAAAGATGCTGAATATTTAAAACAAAAAAAATATCGTGCGAATAATAAAGAAAAAATAGCAGAATCTCAAAAAAAATACAGGTTGAATAATATTGAAAAAATAAAAGATATAAAAAGAAAACATCGACCGAGACAAAATAAACTGGATAGGATGAGAAGGAAAACAGATTCAAAATGGAAGCTAAATAGAACAATATCAAATTATATTTATCAAACACTATGCGGCCGGAAACTCGGTAAACATTGGGAGACATTGGTAAATTTTACCCTTGATGATTTAAGGAAACATCTTGAAAAGCAATTTGTAGGTGGTATGACCTGGGAAAATTACGGTGAATGGCACATTGACCATAAAATACCGATAGCAGCACACAATTTTACAAAGCCAGAACACGAAGATTTTAAAAGGTGCTGGGCATTGAAGAATTTGCAGCCCATGTGGGCCTTAGAGAATATTTTAAAGGGAACTAAAATTAATAAATCCTTCCAACCATCTTTATTGATGTGAGGTAAAAATGTCAAAAAAAACAGAAATAGAACGAAGATCTTTTAAGATTGAAGTCAGGGAATTGGACGATGGGGCAAAGGTTCTTGCCGGTACTCCAATTGTATATAATAAAAAATCAGAAGACATGGGGTTTTTTGAATATATTGGAACACGAGCCGCAAAAGATGCAATAGTGTCTTCAGATCCAAGGCTTTTGTATGGCCACAATAGCGAAAGCCTTTTGCCTATTGCCAGAAAAAAAGCAGGGACACTCAGGGAAACAGAAGATAAAACAGGAGTTCATATTGAAGCAGATCCGCCAAAAAGAAATCAATTTGTTGATGCTCTTATTGAATCTATCGAACGCGGAGATATAGCTGAAATGTCTTTTGGTTTTTCAGTTCTTGAAGATAAGTGGGTGGATTTAGAAACAGACCATCCCACAAGAACCATCACAAAGATAGGCGAAATATTCGATTATTCATACGTCGCTTTTGCGGCATATAATGATACAACCGTAGCATTAAGAACTCTTACAAATTTAAAATCAGACAGCTCAACAGCTGCAACAGACGCGATAACTCGCGCAAAAGACGAAGACGTTAACCTAAAAATTGACCTTTTAAACGTGGAACGAACCACGAAAGGAATCTTGAGATGACTGAATTAGAAAGACTTCAAAAACTTTTCAGGGATTTGATGGCAAAACTGAAAGTCATCCGGGCAATCAAGCCGGAAGATTTGACAGACGACAATCGAACTGAGCGCGATACTGTTCTGGCCGATTTGGACACGGTAACCAAGGACATTGACGCCGAAAAAAGAGCCCTTGAACTTGCCGCGCTGGATACGCCCGATCCCGATGAACTTGACCCGGACATGAGGGGCATTACCGTTGAAGACCAGCCGGTCTACAGGGGGACCCAGGCCTCAGCTTTTGGTCAGCAGATGGCAGATGTCGCAGCGGTGACAGATCCCAACGGCATACGCGGCCTTGATGTCAAGGAGTCCAGAACCCGGCTCGAAGAAAACACCAAACGGGCATTGACTTTGATCGAAAAACGCCAGGGCAAACCTGCCAGCCGTGATTTTGTGGATAAATCCATGAGGCCGCTTTTTTCCGAAGAAAACAGGGCGGCCGGGTCCGGTATGATTCAGGGGGTTGGGTCCGAGGGTGGTTTTTTGCTGCAATCTGAAACCAGTATTGATTTGATGACATCCGGGTTCAATAATTCCGAAGTCCTGAAGCGATGTAACCGCCGAACGTTGACCGGATCTGAATCGCTTGAGATTGTCGGGCTTGATGAAGTAAACCGGGCAGATGGCAGCCGGGGTGGTGGCGTCAGAGTCTACAATGACGCTGAACTTTCTCAGATTACAGCCAGTTCAACCAAATTCCAGAAAATCAAGCTTGCTCCTGAAAGATTGACCGGCATGTATTACGCATCCGATAAAATCCTGATGAACGCAACGTTTCTGGGCCAGGAAATGCGGCAACTCTTTACTGAAGAGTTCGCTTTTAAATCTCAGGATTTGGTTATGGAGGGCACCGGGGCGGGCCAGGCGCTGGGCCTTAAAGTTTGTGACTGTAAGGTCGATGTTTCCAAGGAGTCCGGCCAGGAAGCTGATACAATTGTGTCTCAGAATATCCTGAACATGATTATGCGGTTCAATATCCGTGGCGGGTCCGGGAACGTGGTCTGGCTTGGCAACCGGAACATTTACAAAACCTTGCGCGAAATGACATACGCAATCGGAACGGGCGGCGAAATGGCAAGAATGTATCTTCCCCCGGCGATTGGTGGAACGACCGGCAGCATGGAAGGATACCCGGTGGTATTCATCGAACAGGCCGAAACCCTGGGCGATGCCGGCGACCTTTGGTTGTGTGATTTTTCGCAATATCTCTGCGTTGATTACGGCGATATAAACGAAGCGTCGAGTATTCATTTCAAATTCGATTACGGCCAGACCACGTTCCGCTTTGTGTATTATTTTGATGGCCAGCCGCGCCTTGTGAGCCCGATTACCCCGTTTAAGGGGACCGGCAGCACGGTCAGCCCGTTCGTCAGAATCGAAGCCAGATAATCAAAATCAAACTCTTAGGAGGATATAAAAATGAGTAACTTAACTTTACCGGAAGCGTTTAAGATCGTACAGGGGCATGAACCAGCTGTAGCTAGCGCATTACTAAGCACAGCTGATATTATTTCATGTAAGAATTTAAAAAAGGTGTGGGCAGTCCTTAGTTATACATACGTTGACGCTGTAGATGTTGCTGTCACATGGAACGAGAGCACAGACGTGGCAGGGACCGGGACCGTGGCAATCACAGAAACCTGTCCGATTTGGTCAAATACCGATACAGCATCAGCGGATCTTTTGGCAAGGGAAACTGATGCAATCACATTTACTATCGCCCACGCCGGGGCAAACAATCAGCTGTGGATTATGGAATGGGATCCTGCAAAGTTCAGCGCCGGATTTGATTGTTTCCAAATCAGAATGGTGGGCGCAGCCGCAGGCATTGTCAATGTTGAATATTGGGGTGAGCCCAGATATCAATCTGATGTTGTTCCTACTGCCATCACGGATTAATCTTTGACCGGGCAGGTTAATCCCTGCCCGGAAAGGATAATATTATGCAAGTACGATTAACACAGGAGGGCCGAAGAGCCTTGGGTTTTTCCCCTGATCGTAAAATCGCAAATGTATCTGATGATAGAGCGTTTGCATTGATGTCAAGGGGGTTTGCGGCCCAGGATCGAGGGTTCATGGCCTTGTTTAATGGGCCGTTACCCGAAAAAAAGGCGGAGGTAAAAAAAGTGGCGCCAAAACCTGAAAAAGTCGAAAAACCGAAAAAAGAAACGGCTACATCAAAAGCGGCCGGAAAACGAGAAAAAGCAATCAAACAATAACCTCAAAAAATAGGAGAGCTGACAAATGGCTAACTATGCACCATCCACACGCGCGAGAATTGCAGACCTGATCGTAGGTATGCATGTCAAAACCACGGACGCAATTCTAACCTTAACACACTTCCACGATACCACCCAAACCGAGCTTTTTAATATCGTTGGCCGGGTTGGTATCACTCAACTTTTTATTGAACTTACCGCCGCCGCCGATACAAATGCAACCCAGGTGGTTGTCAACGCAACATTCACAACGCCTACAATTACGATTAATCCCTTATGCACAAAATGTACCAGCATTGCGAACCTGTTAGCGCATCAAAGAATTGTCGTTATTGGCGCTGTAGGTTCAGCAGCATCATTGACAGACGGTCCGGGCGTAACTGATGTCAATATGGCAGGGCTTGCCGGAAATATGATCATTCTTGGCGGTGAAACAGCAGCCGGGGTCAATACAGTCGGAACCATTGGCATGGTGGGCGATGACGCAAATCAGGCGGGTACAATTACGGCAACGGGTCATGTTTATTACTATCCGATGTCAAAGGGTGCCTATATCGAAGCGGCATTATAAGGGGGCGCTATGGCTGTTAAACTTGAAACCAGGATATTCAGGTGGAACATGATATCATCTGACGACAAACCGGTCTCGGGAGTTTCCGAGGGGTCAACCGTCCACTATATCGATACCGGAGAAGAATTTATTTTCCACAACGGTATGTGGGAGGATGATTTGAGAAACAGAAACGTACTGAACGAAATCTAACACGACAAAAGGAAAGGACAAAAATCATGTACGGAAAAGACAAAGACGGTATAGGCAGGGCTGTGTTAACAGAAACTGATGGCAGAATCATCACAAGTGGAAGTTTAAAGCAATCCACACTAAACGAGAATATGTTCTTTGCAAATGCGATGCTGATGGAAGTTGCACTATACACCGCAACAGCAGCTATTGGATTGCAGATTTATAATCCACCCACTTCCGGGGTTAATTTGGTATGGAGCAAATGGGCAAGTTCTATATCTGTAACGTCCGCAAATCTGGACGGATTAGTGCTTGCTGTTGGTGATCAACCTACAACCCCAACGGGCACTACTGCTGCCCACCTTACCGGCGGAACGCTTCTCAAGGGTAGCACAAGTGCTCACCTTAAAGATAGTGCAGCATTTGCTTATAGTATTTCTACTATTATTGCACCTGTGTTTGTATGGCCTTTGATCACGAATACAGCGGCCATTAATACTGTTGGTACATATATGGAACAGGGCGACTTTAACGGCCAATTTGCATCTGTCCCCGGCACTTGTACTGTAATAGGTGGTTTGGTTGCAGCTGGTGTTGATATCCATTTGGCAATTGCGTGGGAAGAAGTTCCTGTTTAACAATCTGGGCCGGTCTGCATGACGGCCCAAGGAAAGTAATATGATAACCGAACAAGTCACATTACCATCGCAATACCCGGTTTCACTCGCTGAAGGAAAAAAGCAATGTGAGATTGATGATAGCGATACGGCCCACGACACCTATGTCAAAAGTCTGATCATGGGCGCAACGGCGAGGGCAGAACAATATTTGCATAGGCGTTTAGTTTCTCAAACGTGGAAATACTATATGGATCAATGGCCCGGCGAATCATCAATTATATTGCCGTTCGGACGCTTGCAGAGTGTGACGAGTGTAAAATACACCGATTACGACGAAACCGAAACAACATGGGACACAGACGATTATGACGTAAATACACAATTAGAACCAGGAATCATAACTCTTGCATATCAAAAAACATACCCTACAGATACACTTTACCCGACAAATCCCATTAAAATAGAATTTGTGTGCGGGTATTATATCGGATCGACTTGGGTGAAAGAAACGGTATACGCTGAAAATGCACTTGTTTTGCCAGTAACGGAAAACGGCCTTGTGTATAAATGCACAACAGCATTGACAAGCAGTGCCACGGCTCCCACATGGCCCTTGACGATTGACGAGACTGTAGCGGATGGGACAGGAGCAACCGAGGGGGTTTGGACCTGTATCGGCCTTGCAGTACCGGAGGCAATCAGGCACGCAATTAAATTGACCATATCTGATTTATTTGAAAACCGGGAAACTGAAGTTTATATACCAAATCATTTTACTCTTAAAACCTGGGAAGCGTTGCTTTTTCCGTATAAATTATTCGGGGGTGTTTTTTGAAAAAGATTGATTTAACCGGTAAAAGATTTGGTAGGCTTTTAGTTTTGAGTGAAGCTGGCAGAGATAAATGGCAGAAAATCTTATGGAAATGTAAATGTGATTGTGGAAAAGAGACTATAGCTTATAGTTATGATTTAAAATCTGGACATACTAAAAGTTGTGGATGTGTAAGAGCCAAGAAGGCATCAATCAGGTTTAAAAATTTTAAATGGACAGAGCAAAAAAGACAAAAAATGTCAATGATCTTGCTTGGTCAAAATAAAGATACTTGGTGTGGCTTCACAGTAACAAAAAATGCCAAAATAAGACAAACAAAAGAATATAATAAATGGCGTAAAGTTGTTTATAATAGAGATTATTGGACATGTCAAGAATGCGGCATCCATTGCAAGTTAAAAAATATAGTTGCCCATCATATTAAATCTTTTGCAGATTATCCTAGATTAAGGTTTGATATAAATAACGGTACAACTCTTTGTAGAAGTTGCCATTTAAAATTACATAATAAACTAAGGGATGAAAAAAAATGCGCGCAGGCGGCTTAAGACACAGAATAGCGATACAGGTTGAATCATCCGCTCCTGACGGAATGGGAGGCGAGGTTCTAACCTGGACTTCTGTAACAGGCCTTGGTTCAGTTCCTGCAGCAATATGGCCGCTATCCTCAAAAGAACAACTGGACGCAATGAAACT